GCTGCGGGTGTCGGCGCGGGCGTCGGCGCGGGTTCACCATCCAATGCAGTCCGCACTTGACGACGTTGGTGTATTGTCATCTCATTCTCGCTTGTGCTCGGTGTAAACCCTTCTGTAGATAACGGCAAATCCGGTAGTTTATTTAAAAAGGATTCACCGGAACTCTTTAAAATAGACATTGCTTTATCTAGTGGATCGTCCTTTTTCGCCGCCGCCGATGCCGCTGTCGCCGTCGCTTCCACCCCCTCATTCTGTAGACCTTCGCGTATTTTATATATTTCATTATTGCGCGAAATACTACGCGATTGTATTAACCCCGACACCTGCCATATTGCGATGAATAATATAATCAATGAAATAAAGATAACTTCTATAGAAATGGATTTTATTAACGACATGGATAAACGAGATATATGTATCTCTTTATTTTGTATATAAGGTTATATATCTTATATAAATATATAATACAAAGATATATAACAAACAGATAATACAAATACTAAATGACAGGTGGATTACTAAACCTGGTCGCGACCGGCAATCAAAACGTTATTTTAAACGGTAACCCCAAAAAATCATTCTTCAAGAGTACTTATCTTAAATATACGAATTTCGGTCTTCAAAAGTTTAGACTTGATTTCGACGGACAGAAAAAACTCCGTTTATCTGAAGAATCCAAATTCACGTTTTATGTGCCACGATATGCAGAGTTACTTATGGATACATATGTTTGCGTCACTCTTCCCACAATATGGAGTCCGATAAACCCTCCGACTACTGCAGGAGATATGTGGGCGCCGTATGAATTCAGGTGGATTGAAAATTTGGGGACACAAATGATTAAAGAAATCGTGATTTCTGTCGGTGGCATGACCCTTCAAAGGTTCACCGGAAATAATTTGATGGCGATTGTCGAACGTGATATGGATAAAACCAAGCGCGAATTATATAACCAGATGACCGGTCATGTCCCCGAATTATACAATCCAGGTTGTTCGGGTGCACGTCTTAACCAGTATCCCAATGCGTATCGAACGTCAAATATTGCCGGCGCTGAACCGTCTATCCGCGGTCGTAAATTATATATCCCGATTAACGCATGGTTCACGCTTTCTTCCAAAATGGCGTTCCCCCTTGTGTGTCTTCAATATAACCAACTTCAAATCGATGTTACGTTACGACCGGTAAAGGAACTATTCACCATACGTGATGTAGGCGATTCAGTGAATTATTGGCCCGTCGTCCAACCAGATTTCACGAACCCTCTTCATCAAATGTGGCATTTTTTATACCCGCCACCAAGTATTGACTTATCACTGAATTCATACCCTAGTATTCGCGCGGATTGGAATGCGGACGTCCATCTAATGGCGACCTACTGCTTTCTCTCGGATGATGAGTCTAAAGTGTTCGCGGCCAACCAACAGAAGTATCTGATTAAGTCGCATTATGATTGGACGTTTAATGATGTTACTGGAAATAGGAAAATCAAGATAGAGAACTCGATGGGGATGGTCGCGTCATGGACGATGTTTTTCCAACGTAGTGATGTGAATTTGCGAAATGAATGGAGCAATTATACGAACTGGCCGTATAATTACATGCCATATGATATCATTCCGGCGCCAACAGATGATGATTGGAAACCGTCAGCGTTTCAGGAGGTTATAACCACATCGAGCGATATTAGTACCACGGCGTGGACGTCGGCTTATCCATTTGACCAGTATTATTTCAACAAAAATGGACCGAAGGACGGGATTGGACCGGGCCTCAATCCGGGCGATAAACGTCTCACCGGTCTTCATATTACGGGGGATTTTCAGTCAGAGAACGAGCGCGACATTTTACAGATGTTGGGTATCTCTTTAAATGGTAAATACCGAGAGAATTTACTGGATGCGGGAGTCTATAATTATGTCGAGAAATATACGAGGACTCGTGGGTGTGCGAAACCGGGGATTTATTGCTATAATTTCTGCCTGAATTCTGACCCGTATGACCTACAACCAAGTGGTGCAATCAATATGAGTAAGTTTAACCAAATCGAACTTGAATTGACGACGATATTCCCGCCACTGGACCCGGCCGCCGAAGTGAAAATGATATGTAATCCGAATACGAAGGAAATCATCGGAATGAATAAACCGAATGTTAATATTTATCATTATAGCTACGATTTTCATATTTTAGAAGAGAGGTATAATGTGTTGACATTTGTTTCGGGGAATTGCGGATTGATGTATGCGCGATAAGCGCACGCGATAAGCGCACGCGACCTAAGCGATGCGCGCTAAAGCGGGCGCGCCGCGGACCTAAGCGATGCGCGATTATTATATGTTATTATTATAACTAGTATTTTAATAATAATATGTTCGGTGATGACGAAGAAGAAGAAGTAAAGAAAGACGGTGGAGACGAAGAAAAAGAAGACGGCGGTGAAGGTGACGGTGAAGGCGACGGCGAAGGCGAAGGCGAAGGCGACGGCGACGGTGAAGACGGCGAAGGCGGTATCGGGGGTACATTTAGCAAAGTGGGTGGAATGATGCCTGATGGGGAGGATGACAAGGACGAGGACAAGGACAAAAATGAAGACGACGGCGCATCCAAGAAACAGAAAGCATCACCCAAATCATTATTTGACATTGCAGCATTAAAGGAATTCGGGTTAAACGTGCTTTCTCTTTTCATCGAAACCGTAATTATTTCGGTTATTTGCGTGAATGTCCTCTTTTATTCCGACCCCAAGAGTATCCGAATTAATAATCTGAATTTACCGAAACTCTTCCCGACTGAACGACGCGATTGGCCATATTGTTATACGAGTGAATATACGGAATGTGAAATCGATTGTGAGGATAAATTCGGGAATATTGCAGACGACACTAAAAATTCAAGTGCTAAAAAGATATATCTGAAGATCGCGATTATTTTGGATACTTATATTTTCAAATGGTTTTGTTTAACGAAAGATGAGATAGATATGGTGAAAGAAAGTGTGGATGAAGGTGTAACAAAAGTAAATCTCTTGAATTGGGATTTCATTAAGGCGCGTTTCAAGCAATGGATTAACAACGCATTTATTTTCGCGTTTTCATCAGACCGTGCGATGATATTATATGTCTTGAATTACATAACAAAACTGACGAACAGTATCCCGCGAGAATTATACGACGTTGTATCGCCGTTAATGATTCTATTGATGCCGTTTGTGTTTTTGTTATTCGCGTTTTTTGCGATAGGCGGTGGTCCATTATTTATGACCTTTATTGGTATGGTTTTAAATCCAACCGAACATCGTAAAGAATTTATCGGCGGTTCATTATGGTCGTTATTTACTGGATTCGGATTTCTAGGGATTTTACCTATTGTTGCATTTATCGTTCAACTTATCCAATTTTTTGGAACTTTCTTTATATATCCGTTTCTTCATTGGGACGAGTATCGCCTATTATATGCGAAATATGTACCGATTATCTTCTTCTTCTTTAATTTAGTGTTGATGTTTTACGCGTTCGAAGGTCTTGATATTAATGTCGCGGCAATTGTAATTCTTGTTCTATTGACACTTTACTTAACCACATATTGGAAAGGAATAATGGAGTTTATCGATAAAATCAAAAACTGGGGCGCGTAGCGCGTATAATCCGCGTATAATCCGCGTATAAACGACATAAACGATTATATTGTAATAAATTATATACAATATGGGCGGTAAAAATAAGAACGCAACCGCAGCAGCAGTTGCCACATCCACAGGACCGGCCAAGTCATCCCCCGAATATTTCAAAAAATACCCCTTTGTGAGTGTATGCACCCCCACATTCAATCGTCGCCCGTTTATTAATGCGATGATAAAGTGTTTTGATAATCAGGATTATCCGCATGACAGAATGGAGTGGATTATTATCGACGATGGAACCGACCCTGTGGAGGACATGGTGGCCTCGCATCCGCGAGTCAAATATTTCAAATATGATACAAAAATGACGCTGGGGAAGAAGCGCAACTTGCTTCATGATAAGTCCCGCGGCGAGATTCTGGTATATATGGATGATGATGATTATTATCCCCCACAGCGTGTATCTCATGCGGTAGAGATGCTCGTTAGTCATCCGGAAGCGTTGTGCGCTGGTTCAAGCGAGATCTATATTTATTTCAAGCATATCGGGCAAATGAAGCGGTTTGGACCGTATGGTCCGAATCACGCAACGGCCGGAACATTCGCGTTCAAGCGCAAGTTGCTTAAGAACAATCGATATAACGACGATGCGTGTTTGGCGGAAGAGCGTGCATTTTTGAAGGATTATACTGTCCCATTCGTCCAATTGAATCCGATGAAGGTGATTCTCGTTTTTTCGCATGAACATAATACATTTGATAAACGCAAATTGCTTGTCAACGCCAACCCGGATATTGTGCGCGATTCACCGAAGAAAGTGATGGATTTTATTAAGGATAATGATCTTCGTCGGTTTTATATGGTAGAATTGGAGAAATTATTGGAGGATTATGCGCCGGGTCGACCTGAAATGAAACCGGATGTTATCGCACAGACGCGTCAATTAGAGATTGATCGAGAGAAGATGATGGCGGATGCAGCCGCCAAAGGTCAGGGGGGTGGCGCAGGTGGGCAAATCGTATTACAACAACCAGGTAAAGATCCGGTTACATTGACAAACGAACAGGTTATTCAGATTATTCAGAATTTACAGTCCGAAGTAAGTTCGCGTGATAAACAGATTAATGAAATGATTACCGAACTAAATTCATTGAAACAATCGCATAAGGCGGCCGGTATTAGCACAGATGGAACAATTGAAGCAACTGTTGTTGAAAAAGACATTTTAGAACGATATGAGGAATTATTGCAAGAAAACCGTGAATTACGTAGACAACTCGACGGCGATGGCGGCGGCGGTGACGGCAGTTACGAATGTGTTACCGAAGTTGTAATGATGTAGAACATAAATAAATATTATTATATGTGAATATTTCGCAAATAATAATAATAATGACGCGCGCGTACAGTCACGAATGCATAACGCACGCTCAATCCTTGACAATTTCAACACTATGGATATTCAAAATAAGCGTACTTGTTTTTGATTCGTGAATGACGAAATCCCGATGCTTGCTATACTCCTTAAATCTCTCGGAAATGATATTTTCAATCTCTGAAAGTGCCAACTCATCCTCCTTTGTCTTAAACCCATTATTGTTATTCTTCTTTGAACGTGAGTCGTCGTCGTCGTCATTGTCGTTGTCGTCATTGTCGTTGTTGTCGTCGCGACTGCGACCTCCCTTTGATTTATGTTTGCGACTACTCTTCGTCGAAATTGTGGGGGTTGTTTTGATAGGGGTAGCTGCGATATACTCCCATTCACCAGACGCCTCAATCTTATTATCATTGATATTATAGATTACAGACTGAGCGTCAAATACAAGCGCTGAATCCGGACCGTGACCATATTCATTGAGTTCGATTTCAGTTATTGTATCCATGATATCCAGGAAATCATTGTCGCGAATATATGTGCGAATATAACCGATGATTTCCGGGGTGAGTTTTACTGTGAATATCTTGGTCTCATCCTCACTGTCAGACCCGGAACCGGACCCTGATTCTGATCCTGATCCGGATCCGGATCCTGAACCAGACTCAGATGCTGACTCTGAGTCGGATGCGGGCGTCGCCGTCTTAGACTTAGACTTAGACGCGGACTTCTTGGACGCGGACGGTTTAGCGTTCGAAATACACTCTACTTCGGCGTCAAGGATAAGTTTATATTTTGAATCAAATGAAATAGAAGCGCCCATTACCTAAATATGTTTCTAAATATTTCTTATATCTTTTTGATACATATCAAACGCGTTTAGGGCGGCGTCAACATTAGTCTAGTAAATCTGTATTATCTAATATATCATTCACCGAATTATCTCCTGCTGCTGCGGCTGCTGCTTCTGCCGACATAGA